CCCGTCAAATTCTCATGCGAATTTGAAACACGGAGAACGGGCATGTGGTCCTAACTTTTCAGAAATATTCGCGCGTGCGTGATAACGGGTGGTTGATTAGAAAAAATATAGAAAGGGGTGTTGTTATGACAAAAAAAGAAATCAAGGATGACTTGCTCGAACAGTTGGAAGCTCAAGGTAAGTATCAAAATTACTATCTTGATTTGATTGAAGATTATATGAAATATTATGATCTTAAACGAAAATGCCAACAGGATATCAAAAAAAAAGGATTGCGATATACAGTTACATCTGGAAATGGATTTAAAAGCGAAAAGCCTAATGAATCCGTGCAAAATTTAATGAAAATAACAACAACTATGTTGAAAATCCTTGATGAATTAGGTTTACAAAATCCAATCAACACCTCTGATAATTCGGATGATGATTACTATTGATTGAATGTCAAGAAATCAATGATTATATCGACTATGTAAAAAAGAATCCAGATAAGATAAACAAAGAAAGAAAACTGCTAATAAAGAACATCGTTATGCCTACATTGGCTAGAAATGATGTTTTTTTTGATGAAAAAACATATCAAAATTGTTTAAAATATTGCGAAAATAACTATTATCCTTTGTTTCCATATCAAAAATTCATATATGCTTTTGTATTTATGTATGTCGATGATGTCCCACTTTTCACAACAATCATTATATTGATGGGACGTGGAAATGGGAAAGATGGTTTTATCATGCCACTGATGAATTTTTTTCAGACACCATTATACGGAATTAAAAATTATCACATTGATATTATCGCAAATAATGAACAGCAAGCAAAAGACAGTTTCAATGTTGTTTATGAAATGTTAGATGCTCAATGGAATAAATTTAGAAGTAAATTCTATAAAACAAAAGAGCTTATTAAAAATAGAAAGACAAGAGCTGAGTTACGTTATAATACTTCTAACGCTAAGACGAAGGATGGTAAGAAATCGGGAGCTATTCTTTTTAATGAATATCATGGGTATGAAAATTATGATCAGATAAAAGTATTTAATTCTCAATTAGGAAAAATAAAGCATGCAAGAAAATTTATTATTACTACAAATGGGAATGTTAGAGATGGTCCTTTGGATGATTTAATTCAACTATGCAATGATATATTAAAAACAGGAGAAAATGATTTAGGTTATTTTCCCTTTTTTTGTAAAATTAATTCAAAAGAGCAAGCTAATGATCCTAAATATTTTGTCTTAGCAAATCCATCGATGGAATTTCTTCCAGATTTAAAAATACAAATTTTAAGAGATTTTAAAGAAGCACAAAAATTACCATCGATGATGACAGAATTTTTAACTAAGAGAATGAATCTACCTGCGAGAAATGAAGAAATAACAGTAGCCAAATGGGAAGATATTTTAAGAGCTTGTTATAGTGATGTAGAAAATAAGATAGAAAGAGCGATTCCAGATGATATAAACTATCATCCTTGCATTATAGGAATTGACTATGCAGATATCCGAGATTTTGCATCTGCTGGCTTGCTTTTTAAAATAGATGGTGTTTATGTTTGGAGACAAAAGACATGGATTTGCAGGAACAGCCCATTTTTTGAATCGATTAAATTTCCTATAGAAAACAATATAGGATTAGAGGGATTCAATGATTATGAAATAGTCAACTCAGAAAGTTTAAGTATAAATGCGATTGTCGAATGGTGTATTGAGCAAATGCAAAAATATAATGTGGTTAAAATCATCATGGATACGTATAGATTTAAGCTATTTAGAGAAGTATTTGAACGAAAAGGAATTACTATAGAAGATAAGAAAAATCCAGCTGGGCTTGTAAGAATGATTAGAAATCAAGGTGCAATCAATACATATGTAGCCCCTCTAATCGAAAAAGCATTTGTAGATGGAAATATTAACTTTGGGAATAGCGCCATCATGCGGTGGTATACCAATAATACCGCTGTCAAAATGGACAAGTATGGAAATAAATCATATGGAAAAATAGAACCAAAATTAAGAAAAAATGATGGTTTTATGGCTTTTGTATGTAGTATTTCTGGAGAAGATATGTTAGATGAAACGATTATTTATATATAGAAAAAATGAGGAGGTGAATCAATGTTTCAATTTGTAAAGAAATTGTTTAATAAGGATGGTCAACTAGTTGATTACTATATCGATATGATGGCTGAAAAAAATAGATTTTCGCAGTTGGCATTAGAAATCGGATTTAATAAGATTGCTGATTTGATATCGAAATGTCCTATTGATGTTTACTCAACAGATAGTGATGCAATCAAAGCGGAATATTGTTTAAATGTTAGACCTAACCCAAATGAATTTGCTACTGATTTTTGGAAACAAGTTGTTATAAAAATGTGTACAAGTAGTGATGGATGTTTAGTTGTACAAATGAGTGATGGAAATATTTATAGAGCTGAAAGCTTTGTGCAGTCGGATGATGTTCTATATCCTAGAACATTTTCAAATGTGGTTATTAGAAGCGGGGATAGAACTTATAAACTGGATAGGATATTTACATCAAATGATGCAGTCTTATTTAAGTATAAAAATGAAAAGTTGTTAGCTTATCTAAATGAAATCAATCAAGAAAATGCGATTGCTTGGAGTGCTGCTATAAAAGGAGTAAAGTCAAAACTTTCAAAATTTAAAATTCAAGTGCCGGGGAATATACAAGTGTATAGTGAAAAAACACGACAACCAGTAACTGAAAATGAGTATACAGAAAAAATTAGAAAGGACCTTTCAAGTGATGATATAAGAGTTATCTTTTCTAGAAATGGACTCGACATAAGTGCGATTGACAGCAAGTCAACGATGACTGCTAGTGATGTCAAAGCATTAAAAGATGAAGTGTTCACAAATGTAGCGATTGCTTTAGGAATTCCCAAAAGTGTTTTCTATGGTGAAGTTACTGAAAAAAGTGATGCTAACAATGAATTTATTACGTATGCTGCCGATCCAATTATTCAAGAGTTGAATGATGGGATGAATGGTTGTTGGCTTTCTCAGCTCGAATGGGAAAGAGGGGATAGGATTTTAATCAATACAGATGCAATCAAGCATATTGATGTAATCGAGCAAGCATCTAATCTTGATAAATTATATTCTAATGGCTGGTCTCACAACGATATTTTAAAATTACGTGGTAAACCACCAATCGATGAAGATTGGGCAAATGCTAGAAGATTTACTAAAAACTATGCTACAGGCATGGATGAAAATATGAAAGGGGGTGATGAATAATGAAGAAAGGACATGAAAAGTTCTATGAATTCAAAAAATCAAATGAAGAAATGACAGATCTTTATATTTATGGAGACATCACCTCATACAAGTGGGATGAAAGTGATGTAGGTGCCTATGACTTTTTAAAAGAATTGAATGATGTCGATACAGATAACTTAACAGTTCATATCAATTCATATGGTGGTTCTGTAAGTGAAGGTCTTGCAATTCATAATATGATTAAAGAATTCAAAGGAAATGTAACTACTGTATGTGATTCTTTTGCATGTTCAATTGCAAGTGTCATTTTTATGGCAGGAAAGGAAAGAGTCATGCATAAAGGTTCATTGCTGATGATTCATCATGCATGGACTTGGGCAAGCGGTAATGCTAAAGATTTAAGAAAGCAAGCAGATGATCTAGATAAAATCACAGAACCATCGATTGTTATTTATGAAAAAAATTCAAATCTTTCAAGAGATGAAATAGTTGAATTGATGGACAATGAAACATGGATTACTGCAGAGGAAGCTTTAGAAATGGGATTTGCTACATCAATCAAAGAAGATGATGATGCACAGCAATCAATCAATGAAATGTACTTGAATCATCAAGTTATGTTGAATAAGGATTTAGAAAAAGAATTGAATGAGGTAAAAGAAGCATTGAAACTTGAAAAGGCAAAAAATGAAGAGCCATTAACAGGTTGGAATGCTTTTTTTAATACAAAAAAATAGAAAGGAAAGAGAAAAAAATGAAATTTAATAAAGTAGATAAAGCTACATTAGAAAAAGCAAAAGAGATTTTAGAAAAAGCAGAAGATAAATCTCAAGCAATTTTAGAAGCAGTAGAATTAATCAATCAAGCTGCTAATAAGGATTTGATTGAACAAATCTTAAAAGAATCAGCAAATGCAAATGCAAAAGCTCAAAACTTCAATAAATTAGGATTAAGACAATTAAGCGATGAAGAAAACAAATTCTATGATGCTTTAAAAACAAATGTCAGACAAGCTATCGATGGAAAACAAATCGACTTGATCCCAACAACAATCATTGATAACACCTTAGTTGATGTAAAAAAAGCAAGTGATTTATTATCATTAGTATCTTTTGCTCCGGCTGATGTAAAAAAATGGTTATCAGCATCTAAAACTGGCACATATGCTTGGGGAAAATTAACAGATGCAGTCAAAGGCGAATTAAATGTTGCATTTGAATCATTAAATATCGAATTAGGAAAAATCACAGCATATTTAGTTATTCCTAAAGCAATCAGAGATTTATCAAACCCATTTGTTGATAAATATTTTACAGCTATTTTAGCTGAAACAATGAATGATGGTTTAGAATATGCATTCTTATTAGGAACTGGAGTAGAACAACCTATCGGTGTTTTCCGCAAAATCGATGAGGTCGAATCAAATGGAGAACACAGAAAGAAAACTAAAAATTCAAAATTAACTGAATTTACACCTAAAGGTTTAGCTCCAGTAAAAACACAATTATCACATGATGGTAAAAGAGCGATTCCATCATTAGCGTTAGTATGTAATCCAAATGATGAAGCTGCTTATGTAGATCCCGCCTTATATGTACAAGCATTGGCTGGTGGATATGTGCAAGTATCAAAAGACAAAATTAGAGTGATTCCAACTGCTAATTGTCCACAAGGGGAAGCTGGATTCTTCATTGATAAGCCAGATTATTACACAATGGGATTATCAGCAATTAAAGTTAAAGAATATGATCAAACAAAAGCAATGGATGATGCAGATGTCATTATTGCAAAAGCTTATGGAAATGGTAGAGCAGTAGATGATGATGTATGTTTCTACTTTGATCCAACAAAATTAGTTGAATATGTTCCAAAATATTTCCAAACAAATGCACAAACACAAGCAACTGAATAATTGAAAAAATGGATAAAAAAGTTATTGATAACTTGATAGATGAAATTAGAAAAGAGAAATTTATTCCTTTTTATTATGAAGATTCATCTATTAGAAATAATATCCGTGAGGGAAATTATCGCTTAACAAAACTAGTTGGAACTATTGATTATGATGAAGATTTGACTGCCAGAGCGCTATTAAAAAACTATGTGCTTTACGCATATAATAGTAGAACAGATGAATTCTTTGAAAATTACAGTGATGAGATTTTGTCGTGGCAAATGGACAAAGTTCCTTTGATTAAAAATGATGAAGAAAACTAGTAGAATTCATATGCCCATTTATAATGATGGGCTTTTTGAAGTTTTTGAAATCATAGAAGATGATAGCGTTCAAGCAAATACTTCGTTGCAATCAAAAGATATTTCTATGACATATCAAGAATTAGGAGTATCAGACAGATTAAGAAGTGATTTAGACTCTCACGATATTGATATTCAACTAAAAATTAGAGTTCCATACGTCAAAGGATTTATTGATTCAATGAGTGTTTTGAAAATCGATGAACATTTTTATAAGGTTTATAACATTTATCACTTTGTTGATAATAATGGATTTAAACAATCTGATATAACTCTTGTAAATTGGGAAGGAGAATATGATGAAGAAAACGGATTTTGTCAATGCATTAAGTGAGTTAGATATTCCAATCAACGAAGGTCAAAGCTCTGTCAATAATGCAAGTAAATATCCTAGAATCGTTTTTTGGGAAATTGCATGGGATGACAAACTAGCAAGTGATGATGTCTATATCACTATTGAAACGATTCAAGTATCATTCTTTTCTAAGACACCTAGACATGATAAATTGCTTGAATTGAGAGACATGATGCGAAAATTAGGATTGCATCCTACGATCTATCATGAATATGTAGAAGAAAAAAACAAAGATAGAAATTATTATCATTCTTACTTTTCGGTAGAGTTAGAAGTTGATAATGATGAGTGATACAAGTGAATTTGATGGACTTCTTGATTTTTCAAAAGCATTAGAAGAATATGCGAAAGTATCTGATAATGTAATGGAAGAGGAAGAAAAGATAGCACAAGATTTTGTCAAAGATTTATTGAAACTGCCCAGTCCTAAATCAAAGATTTCTAAAAGTGGATATACACATTTGATATCCACTTTTTCTTATAGAAAAAAAGCAAAAGAAATAGAGATAGGATGGGGTAAATATTATGGTCCTATGGTCGAAAGAGGAACTATCAAGATGAAAAGTAGTCATCCTCATTTAGTTCCTTTATGGGATAGAAATTCAAAAAGATATATAGAAAGTTTTAAAAAAAGAAATAACTTATAAAAATTAGGAGGTAGAAAGATGTCACAAAAAGAAAAAAGACCATCGATTAAAGAATCAGTCGGTGGATTGAGATATTGTTTTGCTACAACAAATGAAGTAGATTCTCAAATTTTTTCTGGTAAATACGAAGAGGAGGTTACTGTTTCAAATGTTGTTAAAAGTATCAAACGTACTGAAAACGGAGATACGACACCGGTATATGCATCTGCAAGAGATTATGATACAGTTTCTGATACTTCATCCGTTGATAGTGAAGTAGAAGTGGTTGCATTTGATCCTACTGACCTTGCAAAAATGCGAGGAGATGAAATTACAGAAAGTGGATTGATTTTAAAAGGTGGTTCAAGCGAACGTCCATTTTTTGCTTTTGGTCAAACTGTTTTCTATCGTCAAAATAGAAAAAAATTCAGATGGTCTCCAAAATGTAAATTAACTTCTGATACTGATGATACAAATACAAAAGAAGAATCTTTCAGCGAACAAAATGATACAGTTACAATTAGAGCTTATCCATTTAACGATAAGGGACAAATTGCTGTTGAATTTGATACTGCTGTAAAAACTGCAACTGGACTAACAGAAGAAAAATTCTTTAATCAAGTTATCACATCAGATGAAGATCTAAAAAAAGTAATTGCAGGTGATTAGTGATGGATAAACAAGACATCAAGTTAACGGATGGCAGGGTCATAGAAATTCAAGTCAGCTTTTTAACTCTTTATTTGATTAAAAACAATAATCTTGATAAAGAAACAAAAGCTTTAAAAAGAATGACTGATAAATATGAAAAGATGGATGATAAATCATCTGTTGCTGCTAAAAAACTGCATGAAAAAATAGAAGATAAACAATTCTATATGGCTGCAAAAATGATTTATGTAATTTTACGTTCTAATCGTGAAAAGGTTGAATTTGAAGATGCATTGGCATTATGCCCAATTGAACCAGATGCGATTGTAAATATAATCAAGCAGTTTGAAAATAAAATGGAAATCCTCAAAAAAAAAGGCAATATGAAGAATTTTGTGAAGAGCAAGAAATAGATTTCACGATGAATCTTTATCTTGCTTTGACACAGCTTAATTTATCAGAAGATGATTTTTGGCACATGAGTCCAATTACTTTTGATGAATTATTAGAAACTCATGTTGAATTCGAAAGGAGTAAAATAGAACATGGCTGATGATCTAAAAAGAGTCGGTCTTGTGTTCAAGGCTGATGGAACAGCTGATTTTACAAAATCATTAAAAACAATCAACGCACTGACTAGGGAAAACTACAGTGCTTTTTCTTTGGCTAAAAGTCAATGGGATAAATCAACATCATCATTGACAAAGCTAAAAGATACACAGTCATATTTGACAAAGCAAACAGAAACTTATTCATCAAGAGTTTATGCATTAAAAAGTCAACTAGAAGAACTTGAAAATGCAGAAAACAAAGATGAAAAGGCTATTGCCAATAAAAAGCAACAATTGAATAATGCAGAGTCAAGTTTGAATAAATATAAGAAACAACTTTATGAAGTAAACGCTGCTTTAGAAAGTGGTCAAGCTCAAATAGAAGAGTATGCTAAAAAGGTTGAAGCTTTTGAAAATAAGACAAAAGAAATAGGAAATGGATTAACTAAAAATGTTACTGCTCCTATTGCTGGATTAGAAGTTGCAGCTGTAAAAGTAGGTAGTGACTTTTCAGCAGGAATGAGTGAAGTATCTGCTGTTTCTGGAGCAACTGGAAAAGATTTAGAAGCTTTAAAAGATAAAGCAAAGGAAATGGGGGCATCCACTAAATTTAGTGCAAGTGAAGCTGCCGAAGCTATGAATTATATGGCAATGGCAGGATGGAACACGCAACAGATGATAGATGGATTGCCAGGTATCTTAAACCTTGCCGCAGCTTCTGGTGAAAGTCTAGCAAATACAAGTGATATCGTAACGGATGCACTAACTGCCTTTGGATTGAAAGCGGAAGATTCATCACACTTTGCCGATGTTCTTGCTAAAACATCATCGAGTGCGAATACGAATGTTTCTTTGATGGGAGAAACATTTAAATATGTTGCTCCTCTTGCAGGAACATTAGGATTCAGCGTTGAAGATACTGCTCTTGCAGTTGGTTTGATGGCAAATGCTGGTATCAAGGGTTCACAAGCAGGTACTGCTTTGAAAACAGCTATTGCTAATTTAGCAAGTCCAACTGACTCAATGAAAGAGCAGATGAAAAAATTAGGCATCTCAATTACTGATACGAATGGGTCAGTAAAACCATTGATTACAATCCTAGAAGAATTAAGAACTAAATTTGGGAAATTAAGCAGTGCACAGCAGTCAGCCGCCGCAAGTACAATTTTTGGAAAAGAATCGATGTCTGGAATGCTTGCAATCATCAATGCAAGTGACAGTGATTTCAATTCTTTATATGAAAATATCAAGAATGCAGATGGTGCTGCTAAAGATATGGCTGATACGATGCAAGATAACTTGCAAGGTGATTTGACTACGCTATCTTCTGCATTAGAAGGTGTAGGAATCAAAGTATCAGAAGTATTAGAACCAGCATTACGTGATATTGTAGAAGCAATTACTGATTTGTTTTCTTGGCTTAATGGCTTGGATGATGAAATAACTAATATCATTGTAATCATTGGAACTGTTGTAGCTGCAATTGGACCATTATTGGTTGTTATTGGAACGCTTGCAGGACCAATATCAACCGCGATATCCTTGTTTGGAAAATTCAAATTGGCATTGTTTGGAGCATCTGAATCAGCAGGAGCAATAGGTACAGTAGTCAGTGCATTGAGCGGACCACTACTTGCAATCATTGCACTTGTTGTAGCAATAGTAGCTGCACTTGTTAACTTGTGGAATACAAACGAGGGATTTAGAAATGCAGTTGTCGATATTGTAAATCAAGTCATGTCTATACTACAAAATCTAGCGGTCGTTGTTCAACCGATATTTGATACATTGAAAATTGCACTTCTTGCAATCTGGCAAGAGGCATTAGTTCCCTTATGGGAAAATTTTCAAATTGTCATAGCGAACATCGTTACATTGATTTCATGGCTGTTCGATGGAATTAGTCCTATTATCAATGCAATTGTTTCATTGATAGAAATAATTGTTATTCCATTGATTCAAGGACTTTTGACAGTCATAGTTGGTTTTGTGACAAGTTCAGCAGGATTGTTAGGTTCATTTTTATCAAGTGTATCTGGAATAATCGATGCGGTAATTCAAGCTATTCGAGGATTGATATATTTCATTACTGGAGTATTTACATGGGATTGGAGAAAAGCATGGGAAGGTGTCATTGATATCTTTGGTGCGATTTTCAATACGATAAGAAACGTATGTAGGGCACCAATCAATGCAGTTATAGGATGCTTGAATGGAGCAATCAGCGGAATCAATAAAATGATTGATGGATTGAATACGCTTCATTTTGATATTCCCGATTGGGTTCCTGCACTCGGTGGTAAGAGCTTTGGATTGAGCTTAAGTCATTTAGGAAAGATTCCGGCGCTTGCTACTGGTGGTAACTTATTAAAAGGAAGTGCTATCGTAGGAGAACGAGGTGCAGAGTTGTTAACTCAAATGGGGACTCAAACAAGAGTAACTCCATTAACAGATTCCGGTGGTTCTAATAAGCAAGAATTGATTGATTATCAAAGACTTGCAGATGTCTTTGTAAATGCTCTTATTAGAGCAGGGTTATCAATTAAACTAGATAGACGTGAATTAGGAAAGTTGATAAGAAGTGAGGTGTACTGATGAAAAAATATGATATTAGATATGTTGGTAACAAAGGAACAGTAGATTTAAATACTGCTCCTTATCTTATCAAAAATATCGAAACACTATTTGAAAGTGAAATTAGTTTCAATTCTACTTCTTATCAGCTTGACAATCGTAACGATATAGACAGCTTTTATTTTAATGGAACTGAAAAGGACATTGAAATCCAAGTATATAGAAAAAACAAAGAAGAATTGATTAATGATCTTGATTATATTTTTGGATATGATTGTGAGATTGTTAAAGCAGGTAAGCTTTATATAAATGATTACTATGCTTATTGTTATTTCATTAAGCCTAAACCTAATTATTTTGCTAAGTACAGCAATTTAGAAATGCTAACCTATACTGTTAGATTCTGTTCAAAATGGATAAAGGAAACTGTGATTGATTTCAATATGAATGATGATATCACTTCATCATCTGGTATGAAATATCCTTTTTCTTATCCCTTTTCCTATAGAGCAGTAAAGAAAGATAGATTTGTTAACAATATACATTTTGCTTCTTCAAAAGCAAAGATTATTTTCTATGGACCTTGTAAAAATCCAAGGATTTCAATTGCTGACAACATTTATGCAGTCAATACGGAACTTTTAAAAGAAGAGAGAATAGAAATTGATCCATTTGAAAAAACAGTTCTCAAGTATACCGCAGATGGTGTAGCAATCGATGTAATGGATGTTCGATATAAAAAATCAAGTATTTTTGAATTGATTCCAATTGGATTGAATCTATTTAAACAAACGACTCAATTCTCTGTAAGAGTGATTCTTTATTACGAAAGAGGGACTCCAGAATGGAAATAATGCACGCTAGAATTGATTCATCAACACGCAGTGATGATTTATATTTAAAGGAAATGCCAGTTATTGCAAAATTTAAAAAAGCTGAATTCATTATAGGAAAGAAAGCATCACTAGATGATAATGATTTCTATATTGAATTATCAAAAGAATATTTTAAAAAAATGGATATTCAAAAAAATGACTTGATTTATATTCCTAACAGTGAATTTGGTGGATTTGCTAAAAAGATACAGAACGCAGATGATTCAACTGTCAAAATCACGGGAGTAAATTGGAGATACTTCTTACATCGCTTTGTTATATTTCCAAAATATAACAGCAATTATAAAGCAAGGGATGATTATTTAACTATTGATAATAAAGAAATCCATAAAGCTCTTGAAATATTATTCAATAATGTTTTCTATAGTGCTTTTTTAAAACTCTATAGAGTAAGTGATAAGGATACTCAAATCAATATGACTACTTCATCAAGATATGATTATCTCTATGATAAGATCATCAATGTGCTTGATGAAAAAAATATGAGATTAAAGGTCTATCATACTTATGATTACGATGATAGAAATATTGTTGTTGAAGCAGTTGAAAAAAATGTCATCGATGATGTATATAACAGAGATTACAGTATAGAAATCACTTCAAGTATTGATTCTACCAACTCAGTAGATACAATGATTGCTTTAGGCAAAGGAGACTTGCACGATAGAAAAATCGTTTTGATTAAGCATTCTATCGATGAAGATGGAAATGATGCATTTGAAAAGATTACGGACTTGTCAAAAGATGAAATAGGAAATATAGATTCATCAATGTATGTCTATGATTATAAGTCATGTGAAAGTGATGATGATTTAGTAGAAAAAGCGATTGAAGAATTTAAAAATCATTTGGAAACAAAAGAAATCAATTTAGGTGTTACTTCATTAAAAAAAGAATTAGAATTAGGTGATATCATTACAAGCGTTGACGATATCACGGGACTTTCTATTGAAACAGAAATCACTAGAAAGATTTTAACAATTGAAAATGGAATGAAAAAAATTGAATACAAGGTAGGTGAGTAATTTGTCACAAAAGGGAATTACAATCAATACTACTGATACAGGGCATGTTGACGCAAGTGATCATGCTCTTTTGTTTAGTGCTATTTTTGGAATGAATGGAATTTTAAATGTCGGCTCAAAAATGGTGATATCTAAACAGTCAGACAATAAAATAAGAATCATGGATGGAATGTATATGATGTCTAATGGTGTCCTAATAAGAATCGAAAACTATGAGGACATTACAATTACAAGTGGTACTTTAGGACAAAAAAGAAAAGATATCATTATTGCAGAATACATTAAAAATGGAAATGGAACGGGTGATGATGTAGCTAAGATTAGAGTTGTAAATGGAACTTATTCATCTGCTAATCCTGTTGAACCGACTTTGGTAAACAATGGAACAACTATTCAAGAAAAATTAGCTACATTATTGATCAATGAAACAACGATGACTATTGATTCAGTTTCAGCTAAAGTCATGCCTGTTCTAGCAAATGCCGTATTTTATAAAGATTAAAAAAAGTAAATTGAAAGGAAAAATATTATGGCAATTAAAACAGTACAAGCAACAATTAATGGAGTACCTACTACTCTTACTTTAAATTCACAAACTGGAAAGTATGAAGCTACGATTACTGCTCCGACAAAATCCAGTTACAATCAAAGCGGTGGATATTACAATGTAACAGTTAAAGCAACTGATACAGCAGGAAACAGTACATCTAAAGATGCAACTGATGCAACTTTAGGAAGCAAATTAAAATTAGTTGTAAAAGAAAAAGTTGCACCAACAATTACAGTTACTTATCCAACTGCATCAGCAACAACTACAAATAATAAACCGACATTTAAATGGAAAGTTACTGATGATGATTCTGGAGTTGATTCAAGTACTATTGGAATCACAATTGATAGTGGTTCAAAAATTACATCTGGAATCACTAAAACAGCTACTACTGGTGGATACGAATGTTCATACACTCCAGCCACAGCTTTAAGCGATGGATCACATACAGTTAAATTCAATGCATCTGATAATGATGGCAATGCAGCTACTCAAAAATCAGTTACATTCAAAGTTGATACTGTACCACCAACATTAAATGTTACTAGTCCTGCTGAAGGTTTAGTTACTAATAATGCAACAGTTACTGTTAAAGGTACTACAAACGATGCAACTTCATCACCAGTTACTGTTAAAGTAAATGGAACTGCAGTTACAGTAGATGCTTCTGGTAACTTCTCAACTACAGTTACATTAACTGAAGGTTCAAATACAATCACAGTTGTAGCAACAGATGGTGCTGGTAAAGCTACTACAGTTACTAGAAAAGTTACATTAGATACAAAAGCACCAACAATCACTGATGTTTCAATCACACCAAACCCAGTTGATGGTGGTAAGACATTTGTCATTGCTGTATCTGTAACTGACTAGTTATGGTTGTAAAGGTTATAGGAAAAACTGATACGTTTACTGTAATCTTTGATAGAATCGATGAAAAAAGATGGAATGCATTAGTTCCTGCAAACGTTGCAGGTGAATATATCATGGATTTATTTGCTTACGACGATGCAGGTAATGTGGGATATATGGCAACAGCAATGTTTACTGTAGATACATCTAACCTATGCTTCCATCTTGAAATCATCAATTATCAAAGCTGTATCAGTCTTTGTAATGATTATATTTGTGAGATCAAGGAGGTGCTACCATGCAGAATTTAATAAAAATGTATGTAGGAGAAAAAAGGAAGATACGTCTTTTTGTTCATTCAAGAAAAAAGCCCGAAGATACTTTTATCATTAGAAATGCAAAAGCTGAAATCTATCTCTATGGTGATTTGATGCAAACGATTGAATGTGAAATCGATGAGCATGATCTTATTTTTTTATTAGGCATCGAAGAAAGTGGAAATTACAAAATGATTATTACTTATGTTATTGCAGATGAAGTCATTAAAAATAAATTTGAAATTGAGGTGAGATAATGGGATATAAAATATATAATGTTGCATTATCAAAGCAAAATGTAAGCGCAGGAGAAAGACTGACAATTTCAGTTGATATCATTACATGGGATTGGTTAAAGAAACAAATGACATGGAATTCATTGAAAAACAAATTCAAATGGAGTGATTTGATTGGCTGATATCCCATCAAAATTAACAGTTCCAAGTGATATTACAATGTCAGATCCTGCGGATATTAAAAAATTACAAGATGAAATAATTGCATTGTATAAAGCAGTCAATCAATTGATTGATGTTGATGCTGAACAAAATAAAAAATTAGACAATGCAGTATATTACAAAGAGTAGATTGATATCTGCTCTTTTTCTTTGGAAGGAGAAAAATATGAAAGATTTTGAAACACGTGAGTGCGTTGTACACACACACACACACACACACACAACTTACACAAATTAGAGAAGGTACATCAAAGTGCCTTTTCTCATTCTTTAAAAAGATTGGTGGTGACAAGCATTTAGGTTAGTTTTAACCTAGATGTTAACATGCCAAAACTTATTGATAAAGATGAAAATGAATTGCTTAATTTACAAATGTCTACAGATGAACATTGGACGGGTAAATATTGGATTGATGGTAAAAAAATCTATAAAAAAATCATTACATGGACTGGATTGAGGGTAGGAGTAAGTACAATCAATCATTCTATCAGTAATTTGAATGAATTTATTGATTATGAAGTCACATGTTCAAATGGAGAAGATTTCTACAGATTCCCTGTTGTTTATTATTCTGGTGGTAATACAGGAACATTCTACTGTACGTATTTCATTTTGAATGTAGCTAACATTCGTTTTGCTAACAATTACAGTTGGGCAAATTATAAATTTAAAGCAATTATTCGTTACACAAAAAAATAAAGGCACTAGTATCTTTTCTTATTTGATTTTTATTAAAAGAATTAAAGAAAGAGAGGATCATACAAATGTCAAAAATTAAAAAATTCGTGTGGGGGGGGTACTGTTTACTAGCAATAGTAAAAACAGTATCCTTTTACCTATTATCTCTAAAAAAGGAGGTGCAGTTGAATAGCTGTACTTCTTTAAAGAGAGGTGTTATTTATGGCTAAATTTGTTAATTCTAGCGGAGATGAAATCAATGCTGATGTTGTTCTTTGGAGTGGTAGTCATTTCGGCTATGGTCACGATTTAACATTAAATGATGATGCTTTGAAATTTAAAGAGTTAATCATAATTAGTGATAATAGCGCAGTTATTGCACCAATTATTGATGGAGAGATCATATATTCTGGTGTTGTTAACAACTGGACTGTTACTAATATGGCTTTTAAATATAATCAGGCATCAAAACTGTTACACATTGATAATTGTAGATGGACAAATTCATCTAACAATCAAGGTACAACTGTTACTAAAGTCATTGGAAGATATTAGTCATAAATAAAAGCTGTTCTCATGATATGGGGAAATTTATTAAAAATGATGGGACTAAAATTCCAGTTGGTACTGTCCTTTTTGATGGTACAACTCAAAGTGATTTTATATTAACTGATGATATTTCTAATTATGACTATCTAGAAATCTTCTATAGAAGTCATAACTGGGTTAATCCTAAAAGTACAAGAATGTCATTAAAAGCAGGTGCAAGAGTACATTTATCAGATGTACATGCAAGTGAAAATACTATTACAATATATGAGATGACTCTTGTTTTCAGTGGCAAAAACGTTACATTAAGTGGATGTACTAAAGTCGTTGGTGGTGTGTATATAACTGAGGTTGAAGGAACAATATACCAAGTAATAGGATACTGATTGCTAGCAAATAGGAACTTATGTCTCAATTTGTTAATGCAAATGGAAATACATTATTAAATCTTAAGTTTTCTTTAAAAGAACAGGAAACAGGGATGCAATGGATTGATGGTAAAAAAATATATTGCAAAGTAATACTCGTAAATGGGTTTGATAGCAAGGATAAATATGTACAACATAATATATCAGATTTATACAGAGTATTGAGTTGTGATTTATTTATGAAAACGAGTGATGGAACAAACCACATGATACCGCGAGCACATCAAGATGAAGATCATGATGGTATTTCTATTCAAATAACTAAAACAAATTTAATATTGCAAGTTGGACAATCAAATGGTTTTGCTGATGCTACAGGATATGCAATATTGAAATATATAAAAAGCAAATAATTAAAGGACGAAAGTCCTTTTTTTGATGCCCTGGACACGGCTTAAAACTATCTAGAAAGGGTGATTGAGTTGAAAATTAAAAAATATGATTTTAATCAATGGTTGAAAGCTGCAGGTATTAGAGCAATCAAAACAGTAGCTCAAACAGCAGTTGCGTTAATTGGAACATCTACGGTCATGAATGAAGTCAATTGGGCAATGATTATTAGTGCAAGTTGTTTATCTGGTGTTGTTTCAATTCTAACAAGTGTTGCAGGACTTCCAGAGTTGGAAGAAATTGAAAGTGAGTAGTTATGTATGAATTTCTAATAAAAACTTATACGATTGTTCTTCCAGTTATTCTTTCGTATATTGTGTGGCTTTTACAAGAACAAAAGAAAAAAGCAAAACAAGATGCGATTGTAAGAGATGAAAGAATTAAAAAAGAAAGAGAAATGCGAGAAGCTAACTCAAAAGGTACAATGCTTTTATTAAGGGTGAAATTGATTGAATATCATGAAAAGTATATGAAGAGGGGTTCAATCCCTACATATGCATATGATAATTTCAATGAAATGTATGATGCATACCATGCGCTCGGTGGTAATGGTATGGTTACCAAAATGAAAAATGAGATAGAGCTTCTGCATTTACAAAGCAAAGAGGGTAGTTAAATACTCTCTTTTTATTTTAAAAAAGGAGGTATTAACATATATGGGATATGTTATGAAACAAAATTTAGCGCGTAAAGAAAATTATGGTAGTGAACGTAGCACAGCTGATATTAAATATTTAGTCATTCACTATACTTCAAATGATGGTGATAGCGATGAATCAAATGGAAAATACTTTGCTAGGGAAGTTGTTAAAGCATCTGCTCATTATTTCGTAGATGACAATAGTGTTACTCAATCTGTACCGGACAATTATGCTGCTTATGCAGTTGGTGGTAAATGTCAATCAGCTCACCATCCATATTATGGCACAATTAAAAATGCTAACTCAATCTCTATCGAAATGTGTGATAACCATAAAGATGGTACTGTTCATATTTGCGATGAAACACTTGCTAATACTTATGCGTTAGCACGTGCATTGATGAAAAAATACAATATTGATATTGATCACGTTGTACGTCATTACGATGTCAATGGTAAATTATGCCCAAACTGTAATGGTTTACTAAATGATAACGTATGGCAAACATTCAAGAATAACATTGTTAACTCTACAACTGGTGCACTAGGCACAGGCACTGTAGTTCCAGCTGCTGCTAAAAATGATAACTTAGACAGTTTGATTGCAAGAGGTCAACAACATTCAATCAACTTTACAGGTCATTCAATTGCAACTGATGGTGCATATGGTCCTAAGACTCGAGCAAATATTGCTAGATGCTTCCAACACGCTATTAATTTGGACTATGGCAAAAACTTAAAAGTTGATGGTGCTTTTGGTAAAAACAGTAAATCGGCTTTAGGTAAACACTATGTCAAACGTAAAGAAACTCAATACATGGTTACAGCAGTAGAAATTGCGTTAATGTGTAGAGGATATGATCCATCTGGTGTTGAATGTCCAGGTAAATTTGGTAGTGGATTAGAAGCTGCAGTAAAACAATTCCAATCAGATAGAGGATTGAAAGTTGATGGAATTGCAGGAAGAAACACTATTTTGAAATTAATGGGTGTTTAGAATGAAAAGATTAAAGATTATCATCATTATATTACTTTTATTGAATATTTGTTTACTTGCCAAAAATACTCAATATCGTTCTCAAATCATAGAAAAAGATAATCAAATTGAGAA